GACGCAATGCCTTCAATTTCCTGACCGGCTATATCGCGGCCCTGCCCGAAACCGACCAGGCGCAATTCATCATCCGGCGCGGGTCCAAGCTCGAGGTCGAGTTTGAGGGCAATGGCGGCGGGCTGGCGCGCGTCATCGCGGCCGATGGGAAATCCGTTCTGGGCGGTGCGCCGACGCTGGCGATTATGGATGAGCGGGCCGCGTGGCCGCGCGACAAGGGCGACGAGCTGGAAAACGCGATCCTGTCGGGTTTGGGCAAGCGCGACGGCCGGGCGCTGATCATTTCGACCTCGGCCCCGGACGATGCCAACACCTTTTCCCGCTGGCTGGATGAACCCCCGCCCGGCACCTATACGCAGGAACATCGCCCGCCCTTCGGCCTGCCTGCCGATGATCTGGAAAGCCTGCTGATCGCCAACCCCGGCGCGGTCGAGGGCATCGGAGCCACCCCCGACTGGCTGGTGTCGCAGGCCCGGCGCGTCATTGCGCGGGGCGGGTCGGCCCTGTCGAGTTTTCGAGTGCTTAATCGAAATGAGCGAGTTTCGACCGAAGATCGGTCGGTGCTGGTCACGGTTGACGAATGGCTGTCGGCCGAGGTTGACCCCGACCAGCTGCCGCCCCGCGAGGGCGCATGTATTCTGGGCATCGACCTGGGCGGATCGCGCAGCATGTCGGCCGCCGCGTTCTATTGGCCCGAGACCGGGCGGCTGGAAGCCCTCGGCACCTTCCCGGCCGTGCCCTCGCTGCTGGATCGCGGCGCAGCTGACGGCGTGTCCGGCCGCTATGTCGAGATGCACGAACGGGGCGAGCTGTCGGTGATGGGCGAGGCCACCGTGCCGCCCGGCCCATGGCTGGCCGAGATCGTGCGGCATCTGGACGGCATCACCCCGGCCTGCATCGTTGGCGACCGCTTCCGTCATGCCGAGTTTTCCGAGGCCATGCAGGCGGCGGGTCTGGCCCGCGTTCCCTTCATCTGGCGCGGCTTTGGCTGGAAGGACGGGGCCGAGGATGTCGAGCGGTTCCGGCGCGCCCTGTTCGATGGGGAAATCAAGGTGGCCCCGTCGCTGCTGTTGCGCTTCGCCTTCGCGGACGCGATCACGCTGGTGGACCCCGCAGGCAACCACAAGCTGGCCAAGGCCCGCAGCCTCGGCCGCATCGACGCGGCGGCGGCAACCATTCTGGCCGTCGCCCAGGGCGCGCGGATGAAGGCCACCCCGCAGCGCAAGGCGCGGGCGGTCTGGCTATGAACCGCCCCGACTATCAGCGCCATTCCAAGCGGGTCACGGCAACCCGCCGCTGGCAGGTTCTGCGCCATGCGATCCTTGAGCGCGACGGATGGGCTTGCGTCGATTGCGGCACCCGGCGCGGGCGGCTGGAAATCGACCATGTGAAGCCGGTGCGCACCCATCCCGAGCTGGCCTTCGATCCGACGAACTGCGCCACCCGCTGTCAGCCCTGCCACACCAAGAAAACCCGTATCGAGTGCGGCCACCCCGCACCCGTTCAATCGCCCGAGCGTGACGCCTGGGCGCAAGCTGTCGCTGATCTGGCGGCAAACCCCAACCCGGCATGAAAGGAACAACAATGCTGGACTCCACGAAGATCCAAAGGCGGCAGTCTGAAATCCGCCAAGCCCTTGCGGAGCTGGTCGGCAAGGCCAACCCGACCGAGGATGAAACCCGCAGCATGGACACCATGTCGGCGGAGTATCAGACCAACGAAACCCGCTATCGCGCCGCCCTGACGGCCGAGGATACCGAACGCCGCGCCGCCGGGGCCGATCTGGAAACCCGAACGGATCAGCAATTCGCGGAGCTGGTCGCGGGCTTCGAACTGCGTCAGGTCGCACTTGCCCTCGATGAAGGCCGGGCGCTGTCCGGGGCCACGAAAGAGGTTGTCGAGGAGCTGCGCAACGCGGGCGGCTATCAGGGCATCCCGATCCCGCTGGCGGCTCTGGAAACCCGCGCAGGCGAGACCGTCGCGGCGGGCGTTCCGAACCCCAAGCAGATCCGCCCGATCATCGACCGGCTGTTTCCGGGATCTGTGGCATCGCGCCTCGGGGTCGAGACCATCAACATTGCCCAGGGCGAGCTTGCCTTCCCGGTGGCCACCGCTGGCGCCGTGTTCGGCTGGCAAACGACCGAGACCGGCAATGTCGGCGCGCCCAAGAAATTCGAGGCCGAAGAGCGCAGCCTGAACCCCGACCATACCGGCGGCGCACAAATGGTCATCACCCGCAAGGCGCTGAAGCAATCGGGCGAGGGTCTGGAACAGGCGATCCGGCGCGACCTGAACGCGGTGATCGGGGCCGAGCTGGACCGCATCGTGATCAACGGCAGCGGCGCGGCCGGTGAACCTCTGGGCATCATCCCCGGCGCGACCGCCTATGGCATCCCCTCGACCGCTGTCGGGGCGGCGGCCAGCTGGGCCGCGTTCCGCACGCAGATCGTGGCGTTCATGGAGGCCAACGCGATCACCTCGCCGGGGCAGGTCAACATGGTCTTTGACCCCTCGATCTGGGCCGATCTGGACGCGGCTTTGATCGCGGGCACGGCAACCAGCGAATGGGACCGGATGACCAAGCATGTCGGTTCCCCGGCGATCAGCAGCGCGATCCCGGACGCGACCGCGATCCTGACCGCGACCGTGCAGGGCGTGGCCCCCGGCTATCTGGGCATCTATGGCGGGATCGACCTGATCCGCGACCCCTACACGCAAGCGGCCAAGGGCGCGCTTGTGCTGACCGGGCTGGTCACGGCTGACTTCACCGTGCCGCGCGGGCTGCAAACCCGCATCCTGACCGGCCTTGCGGCGGCGGGCGGCTGATGCTCTGGGGCGCGATGAACGGCAGCCTTGAGCTGCGCGAGGCAGGCGGGGAAACCCGCCTGACCGCCCGCTTTCCCTATGGGCGGGAAACGGAAATCGCGGCGGGGCGGTTCGAGGTCATCGCCCCCCGCGCCTTCGCAGCCCGGCTTGAGGCGGGCGAGGAAATCCACCTGCTGTCCGGGCATGACTTCAACCACCCGCTGGCATCGCGGGCAGCTGGCACCCTGACCCTGACGGACGGCGATGACGCGCTGACCGTGGAAGCCCGGATCGACGCGGGCACGTCATGGGCGCGCGACTTCATCGCCGCCAACCGATCCGGGCTGATCCGCGGGCTGTCACCGGGCTTTCGCGTGTCAGCTGGCGGGGATCGGGTCGAGGCGCGCGGCCAGGGCGTTCTGCGCACCGTGACCGCCGCCGATCTGTTCGAGATCAGCGCCGTCACCCGGCCCGCCTATTCCGAAGCCCAGATCGAGGCGCGCAACTGGTCATCGCCTGCCGAGACCGGCCGCCGCGCGATCCACCCCCTGAACCGTTGGAGGTTGTGAGATGAAGCTGCCCAACATCTTCCGCCGCGCGCAGCCGGAAAGGCTGGAAGCCCGCGCCACCGCCGCCGGATGGACGGCCGAGCTGATGGCCGCGCGCGCCGAATGGATCAGCGGGCGCGCCTCGGCCGCCGAGCTGACCGCGACGGTTCAAAGCTGCGTCAGCCTCTGGGAGGGCGGCTTTGCCCTGGGCGACGTGACCGGGACCGAGCTGCTGGACCGCCGGACCATGGCGCTGATCGGCCGCGCCCTCGCCCTGCGCGGTGAGGCGGTGTTCCTGATCCGTGATGATCGGCTTGTGCCGTTCAGCGATTGGGACATGCGCACCCGCGACGGCATCCCGACCGCCTATCGCGGCCAGATCAGCGAAGCCGCTGGCGGCCGCGCCGAAACCGCGCTGGCGGCCGAGGTTCTGCATTTCCGCATCGCGTCCGATGTGGTCACGCCCTGGGCGGGCAGATCGCCCCTGTCGCGGGTTCCGCTGTCGGCCGGGCTGCTGGCCGAGATCGAGGGCGCGCTGCATGAGGTTTACCGCGACGCCCCCATAGGGTCGCAGATCATCCCCCTTCCCGAGGGCAGCGCCGATGACATGGCCGCCATGCGATCCGCCTTCCGGGGCGCGCGGGGCCGATCCGTGGTGATCGAGGGCGTGGCGCAGGCGACCGCCGCCGGCATGAACCCGAATATCGGCCAGAAACCCGACCAGCTGACCCCGGACCTGCAAAAGGCCATGACCGCAGAGAGCTTGAGCGCCGCGCAGGACGCGATCTGTTCGACCTATGGGGTTCTGCCCGCCCTGATGAATCGCAGCGCTACAGGGCCGGTTGTGCGCGAGGCGCAGCGGCATCTGGCGCAATGGGTCTTGCAGCCCCTCGCCCTGCTGGTGGCCGAGGAAGCCCGCCGCAAGCTGGCCGCGCCGGTTGTCATCGACATTGTGAGGCCCGCGCAGGCGTTCGACCAGGGCGGCAAGGCCCGCGCCTTCGCGACCATGGTCAAGGCTCTGGCCGAGGCCAAGGCGGCCGGGCTGGACATGCAGGCGATCACCGATGCCGAGTCGTTCATCGACTGGGCCGACTGACACGAGATAGGGCCGGATCGCGCCCTGCGGGTAAAGGACCGTGAAGCGATTGGGACCAGTCGGCCAGTGTCCCGCAGGCATAAGCGAAAAACCCCGACATGACGCGGCCTGTGTTTCACCAGAGCGGGCGCGGCGTCAAACCCCGCCGCTGACACGCCGAGCGCTGTCAGCGGCACCTTTATCTAAGCAGAAAATAGAAGGCCCCGCTTCGGAAAGCGGGGCCGTCAACCGGTCGGATTTGGTATCATCCTAAAAGGTCCGCCACCTTGTCGGTGGACTTGAGGCGCACCGGCTATGCCGAGCGCAATCACTTATTGAGATGCCCATTCAGCTCTAATTTGTCAAGAGACACGCACTAGAAGGGTGCGGGACGTTCTAGCCCTAAAGCATACATAACCGACACCTTTACCTTCTCTATTTCTTCTTCGCTTACAACAATTTGAAGGTATTTTCTCTTGCCCGTCATAGGGTCTCTGCCAGTGAAAGGAAGCTTCATTCTTTCATAGGAAAGGGTGGCCAGCATGTCACATTTAGCCCACTTGAACTTGCCTTCATAAGGGTAGGGGGCGGACTGGGGCAGCGATACCTTGCACTGGTATAAAATGCCTTCCCTGGGAGGCTTAGTGCTTAAGGGGATAACAGTGCACAACCCATCCCTGTGAGGAAGGCGCGGTGAGAGCACAAGCGCCAGTCTTTCCTTGACCATTTCTGGCGCTCGAAAACCCGTTTTATAGTCGCAGATGACGATCATGCCGGGCTTTGGGGGAAATTTGAGGCTCATGCGAAGGCTTTTCAACTGTGATGCGTCTTCATTGCAAAGAATGTGTCCTGCGGACAAGCCTTTCGTGTCAGCCCCGTCCCGACACCGGCCGCCGTTCGCCTGCTCGTGGGCGGCCACTCACGGCGACCGCTGCCGTGCCGGGGCTTCCGTTATAGATCATAAGAAGGGAAAAAACATGAAAGCAATGAAAACAGATACTTAGACCTGTGGATAAGCCAAGATTTGTCCTATGCTAGGACACGCTGTGTCCGGGGCCAGTATTTATCCTAGCCGGGGACACAAAGTGTCTGTCTATAGGCATCTTATGCTTTACAACGGACGCGATATGCTGATTATCGGACAAAACCTTGAGGGGGCCAGATGTCCGATAAACCGCTTTCAACCCAGATCATGCGCCCGAAAGGGACATGGGTGCAGACGGATCGCGCTGCGCACGAAGCATGGGCGCATTTCCTATCCCTGCCCGGCGCAACGGCCGCATCGCGGGTTTTGCACCTGCTGATCGCTGATATGGGCGACCGAAACCGAATCGTTATCTCGCAAGGCGCGCTTGCCAAAAGGCTAAAGGTGGACCCCCGCACGGTTCGCCGCGCCGTCGCGCTTTTGCGCGATCACAACTGGATCGGAACTTCCAACATCGGCGGCGCGAAAAGCGGCGTTCAGGTTTACTACGTCAATTCCCGCCTCGCATGGCAGGGGCCGCGCGACGGGATACGTCACAGCCTTTTCGACGCTGCCGTGTATGTGACCGAAGACGAGCAAGAGGCCCGGATCGAGGACGCGCCCGAGCTGCACCGCATCCCTTCGCTTTATCCCGGTGAAGGCCAGCTGCCCGCCGGTCCCGGTCTGCCGCCAGTGTCGCAGCCGTTCCTAGACGACATGGAACCGGACCTGCCCGCGACCCGCTGCCCGGATGACGAACCATGACCGCCCGTTCCGTGATCCGCTTGGAACGCCCCGTTTGGTGCACCACGCAACCCCCGGAACGGCCATGGCGCAGATGACCCTTTCGCAGGCGGCCAAGGCGACCGGCAAAAGCAAATCAACGCTGAATAGGGCCATAAAATCAGGAAAGTTGAGCGCCGCGCGAAACGATGACGGCACCTTTTCGATTGATCCGGCCGAGCTGTTCCGGGCGTTCCCGGAACGCGCGTCAGACCCGACCCCGGAACGCCCTGCGGTTCAGGCTGGAACGGGTGAATTGCAAAGCCGCGTCAACACCTTGGAAGCGCTTTTGCAGAAAGAGCGTGAAGCCTTGGAACGCGAGCGTGAGGCGTTGCAGCGCGAGCGCGAGATTTCCGACGATCTGAAAGAGGATCGCGACCGCTGGCGGCAGCAGGCGACCGCGCTGCTGGCCGATCAGAGATCCGATCCGCCCCTTGAACCCCCACCCCGCCGCCGCTGGTGGCCCTGGTCAAAATGAAAGGACCGACCCCATGAACCAGATGACCGACATTCGCCCCGACATGGCCCAGAAGCTGCCCGGCACCCTCTTGAGCGTCGAGGATGAGCTGAACCGGCTGCGCGACGTGCTGACCTTGCTGAACATGGCGACGGCCGAGCTGCCCAAGGAGGAGGGCGCCGCCATGTCGGCCGGGATACATCACGCCCACGCGCTGCTTGACCGGGCCTCTGATCAGCTCAAGCGGCTGCGCACCGAACTCAACCCCCGATAGCCGAACCGCCCATAACGGGTTTTACGTCACCACCAGCCCCGGCCCGAGAGATCGCGCCGGGGTTGCGCGTTCCAGGGCGAATTTTGGGTTCTGTAGACAGCACCCATTTCCTGCTATCTGCCACCCCCTTCACCCCCCTTTGCGGCAAGCCCTTTAAGCTCGGGGCGTCGGTGCGCAGGTCACGACAAGACCCTCTTGACATAAGCAAGAGGGGGCGATACCTATTGCAAAATGTAAGAGGTTGCCATGAATACTCCCCCAAAGCAGACAAGCTACAAGGCCACCACGGCATTGGCTTGTGAAATCGCTACCACCCACCCTGATCGCTTCAATGAGGCTGTTCATGCGGGGTTCTATCCCTGCGCACCTCGAACCACGCCGGGCAAGGCCCGAAGGTTCGACGTGAACGACATCATCGCGTTGCGGCTTTATCAGCGGTTTTTGGACGCTGGGATGAAGGGGGAAACGGCAGGGCACAAAGCATGTGGGATCAGGGGCTTTCTGGAAGCAAACCCGGAGGCTGATCAGGTCTATATCGTTCAGCCGTCCATGGGCGGCCCCCGCTATCGGGACTACTTCGATCCCTCGAAGCCTGACGTGATCTTCGACGGCATGGACGTCATTTCTGTCGAGGTCTGGAACTTCCATTTTCTGCGTAGGCGCATCGTTCACGAGATCGAGGACGCCGCCAAAACAGTAGGGGGATAACTCAATCCGGCCAGCGGGGCGCGTCGCCAAACAACTCCCCGCTGACCTTCCAACCGAACCCAAATGGAGGTCCGATCATGCGCGATCATAGCGCCTGCGCGCGCGCTGACCAAGAAGCTGCGAGCATCGCAGCGGTGCGTGCGGCAATGGACAATCCCGAAACTGTCGAGCTGCCCGACGAGATGCTGCGCCGGGACGGCAAACGACTTCTCTGGCGGCTCTGGCAGTCTCTGTCAGCCGAGGATCGCGCCGCCTTCCTCGCCTGGGCGACGGAGGATGCCAAATGCGTCTAAGCGTCGAGCGCCGCCGAACCGATCATGGCCTGCCCGTCGAGATGGCGGCGATCCAAGACTACCTGCGCGTCCTCACCGATGACGGCCGGGAGCTGGCGGAATTGCAGCGGCTGGTGCTGGCCGCCATGCGCGAGATCGAGGAGACCGCCAGTCTGGCCCTGTTCGATCAGGAGATCAGCGTCTGGGGCGGCATCTTCGACCGCCGCGACTGGCCGATGACCCCGATCTGCCCGGTGAGCTATGACCATCCGGTGACGCTGACCCATCGCGGCGAGAATCACTCCATCGACCCCGCAGACTGGCAGGGCAGCCGATACCTGCCGCGCCCCGGCTTCGATGTGACCGACCCTTTCCGCCTCACCTACACGGCAGGCTTCGGCACCACCGCCGCCGATCTGCCCGAGGATCTGGTGTTGGCCGTGCTGGATCAGGCGGCCGCCTATTACGACAATCGCGGATCACTCGACCCCCGCGCGCCGCGTGGCCTCACGCCCCATGCCGCGCGCATCGCCGCCCGCTATCGCGGGGTCAGGCTATGAGGGCGGCGGACGCATACACCGGCGATGCCGAGGTTGACGAGCTGCTGTTCGCATGGGGCCGCGTGATCGGCAATGCCGAGGGCTGGACGCGGGGATTTGCCCTGGGCGTTCAACGCGACCGCAAGCGCCCCGGCTGGACGCCAAGCCCGCGCCAGCTGTCCATCATGCGGCGGCTGGTGGCCGAGCTGCCCGCCGTCATCGGTGAAGATAACTGCGAGGTGATCGAGCACTGAAACCACCTGCGCCCGGCGGCGCGGGAACAAGGGCGGCTGTGGGCTTTCACGGGTTAGCTGGCGCAGCCGTCACACGCGCTACCGGGAACGGGCCAGAGCGCAGGGGCAGCTATCCCGCTTCGGCGGTCTCTCCAAGCCCCAAGGCCCCGCTGCCACCCTCTGGCGGCGAAGATGGGAGAGCGGACCGCGCCGAGGGAAAGGCAGGTCTGACCTAAGCGGCGGGCGGCTCCAGGTGGGCAGGTCAAGATCGCGGCGGTCAGGGCGGGAGCTGGGTTTTTAACCCCGGCCTTAACCCGCTTCCTGACCGTCACAACAGGCTCACCCAATGGGCAGCAACGAGGAAAGGACGTGAGATGCAGCAAGAGACCTTCGGCGACCTGTTCGGAACTGGTCCCAATGCCGCAACATCGGGTCTGGGCGGGGACCGGGGATGGATAGCTCCTTTCTCTCTTCTCGAAAAAATCCGGGGAAAATCGGAACGGGTCCGGGCCGTGTCGTTTTTGGGGCTTTTGTCGGTTCCAGAAGGCAAAAGGGCCGGAAAACCCCTGAAACTGCCTGAATTTCAACGAAAATTCATCAACGGCACCTTTTCCCGTGACGTCATGATCGGGGTGCTCTCGATCGGGCGCGGCAACGGCAAGACAGCGTTGTCGGCCGGGCTTGCTTTCGCTGAACTGGTCGGGGCGCTGCAAGAGGCACCGCAGCCGCGTCGTGAGATCCTGTTCGCCGCCCGCAACCGCGACCAGGCACGCAATGCCTTCAATTTCCTGACCGGCTATATCGCGGCCCTGCCCGAAACCGACCAGGCGCAATTCATCATCCGGCGCGGGTCCAAGCTCGAGGTCGAGTTTGAGGGCAATGGCGGCGGGC